AGTACCTCGGCGGCGAGGACCGCCCCGGCGCGTGCTGGTGATCGGATAGAATGAATGGGAGACCCCGGCGACCGCTGCGAACGGCCCCGGGGCGTGGCCAACCTGAGAAAGCAGGCTGACATGCCGAAGACTAAACCACGAGGTCACCAGCTTGGAGCACGGGTCGAGGGGCAGTTGCATGTCGGCCGTTCAACCGAGCCGACAAGTGACCCGGTCCGACTCCTGATCCAGGATGCTCAGTCCTCGCCAGCATGGCCGTTCATCGTCGCCGCTTTCGGGCGGCTCGCGCTGCTCGGCATTGATCGTTCCGACCCGGATATCGTGCGTCGCGTTATCCAGAGCGGCCAGCGCGACTATGAGCACGACCTGGGCTTGAAGCCACGTCCGGTCGGCCGTCACGAGCCGATCATCTACTACATGGCCCTCGGTGACCTCGTGAAGGTCGGCACCAGCCGCAACCTCGCCGGCCGACTGAACGACTTGAACCCGCAGTCCATCCTCGCCGTGGAACGTGGCGGCCCGCGCGAAGAGAAGCAGCGGCATGCGCTGTTCGATGGTCTGCGCGTTCACGGCGAGTGGTTCCGGTACGAAGACCCGCTCATGTCGTACATCCATGCCGTGGGCGCGGCGTTCGAGGCAGATTTCGGGACACCCCTCAACGCCTGGCTGACGAGCGTCGGCGCGTCGCGTTGACTTGCGTTGCGCAAGATCGCCGCGTGGGTTTACGCTAGGTGGCATCTTCAGCCTGCCCAGTGCAGGTCAGGACGCCTCGGCCAACGGTCGGGGCGTTTCGCGTACCCCGAGGAGGCTGCGCGTGAACCTCGACGCCCGCCTCACCGGCGCCCAAGCCGCCCGCCTCGCCCGAGTCAGCCCCCAACTCATCCGCCGCTGGGTCCAACTCGGACACCTCGAACGCGGCGACGACGGGCTGTACCGGACAGGCGACGTCCTGGCCGCAGAGGTGACCACCCGCCGCTCACCCAAGAGCCGGCGCGTACTGCAGCTCGCCTGAACAAAACATGCCGACGATGCGCGTCTGCCCCACGATCGGGTGCCCCCAGTTGACCGAGGGGGGGCGGTGTCAGGACTGCAAGTCCAAGGCCGCCAAGCTGCGGGCCGGGCACACCCTCCACGGAGGCGGCAACAGCCCAGCCTGGCGCACAGCACGGGCACGCTGCCTACGACGCGACCGCATCTGCACCTGCACCGACGAACGCGACGGGCACGGCCCACGCTGCTACGCCCAGGCCACCGTGGCTGACCACTGGCCAGACAGCAAGCGTGACCTGATCGCCGCTGGTGTGCGTGACGTGGATGCGCAACACAGGTTGCGTGGCTTGTGCGCCTCGTGTCACAGCAAACACACCGCGCGCGAGCAGCCCGGGGGCTGGGCGGCACGGTGACCCAGCGTGACCAGGGGGTGGGGGGAGGCCCCCAAGATCACCCCCAGGGGACGCGCGGGGGAGGTGGATTCCGCTCCGTACGGATCCCAGACTTCCGATCATGACGCAGAGTGACGGCGCGAGGCCGGCGCTCACTGGCCAGGAGGGCGCGATGCCCGCTACGCCGAAGCACCCGAGCGTCCGCGCTCGCCGCAACAAGGTCTCCACCGCCGCCACACTGGTAGCGGCGCCAGCCGGGCAAGACATCCCGGACCTGCCCGACGATCGGGAGTGGCACCCGCAGACTGTGCTGTGGTGGGTGGATGTGTGGCGCTCGCCGATGGCTGCCGAGTTCGACAGTTCCGACGTGCACGGCCTGCTGATCCTGGCCGTCCTGGTGGACGGGTTCTGGCTGAAGCCGCACTGGACGGCGGCGGCCGAGATCCGGTTGCAGGGGCAGCGGTTCGGCTTGTCGCCGATCGACCGTCGCCGGCTGCAGTGGGAGATCGAGAAGGTCGACGAGGCGCAAGATCGTGGCCAGCGCCGTCGGGGTGCGGCACCGAAGAACAGGACGCGTCCGCTGACCCGCGGTCGGTCCTGCGGGCGGTGTGACCACCTTCATCGTCCCGCCCTTCGATGAGCAGCCGTGGCCAACGCTCGGTCCGGGCGTGTGTGACCTGATCCAAGAGCGGGCGGTGTTCGGTCCGGGCTCGCTCAAGGGCCAGCCGGCGCGGCTGGACGCGGAGACCCGGGCGATCATCTACAAGGCGTACGAGGTCTGGCCGAAAGGCTCCCCCTACGCCGGTCGGCGCCGCTTCCGGCGGGCGCGGATCTGTGCCCGCAAGGGCACCGCGAAGACGGAGAAGCTCGGCTGGGTGGCGTTCGCCGAACTGCACCCAGAAGGCCCGGTCCGGTTCGACGGGTGGGACGCGTACGGGCAGCCGGTCGGTCGGCCGGTACGCGACCCGTACATCCCGCTGCTGGCGTACACCGCCGAGCAGGTGGAGGAGTTGGCTTACCACGTGCTCTACGTGGTGTGCACGGAAGGCCCGGACGCCGACCTGTTCGACGCCGGCCTGGAGCGCATCATCCGGCTGGGCGACCGCGGCCAGGCCGACGGCAAGGCTGTGCCGTTGGCCAACTCACCGAACGCCCGGGACGGGGCTCGCACCACGTTCCAGGGCTATGACGAGACCCACCGCCTTGACCTGGCCCGCAATCTGGCGGCCTACGAGACGATGGAAGCGAACCTGCCGAAGCGTCCGCTGGACGACCCGTGGTCGATGGGCATCACCACGGCGGGGGTGCCTGGCGGCGGCAGCGTCGCCGAGTTGGACAAGGACGAGGCGGAGCTGATCGACCGGGGTGAGGTCGAGGATCCGGAGCTGTTCTACTTCCACCGCGAGGCCGGGCCGGGCCACGACCTCACCACGCTGGACGGCCGGATTGAAGCGGTCCGGGAGGCATCCGGACCGGCTGCAGAGTGGTCTGACCTGCGCGGCATCGCGAAGCAGTGGGACCGGCCGGGCGCGGATCGGGCGTACCTGGAGCGGGTCTGGCTGAATCGCTGGACGCAGTCGGCGGCGCAGGCGTTCGACGCCAAGCGGTGGCGGGAGAAGCTGGCCCGCGTCGGCGAGACGATCGCCAAAGGCAGGCCGGTGGCCGCCGGATTCGACGGATCGCGGTGGAAGGACACCACCGGCCTGGTGGTGACCGACATCGAGACTGGCCTACAGGTGCCGTTCGGCCTGTGGGTGCCCGAGGACTGCCCGGGCAGCGAGGTGCCCGTCGGCGAGGTGGCGGCCCTGGTCGCCGAGATGTTCAAGACCTGGCGGGTGCTGCGGTTCTACGGTGACCCGGCGCAGGGCTGGGATACGCCGCTGGCCGACTGGTCGGGCCGGCATGGCCCGAAGGTGGTCGCCGAGTTCTACACGGACTCGCGGAATCTGCGCAAAACGGCCTCCATGTGCCGCTCCTACGCAGCCGCGATCCATGCCGGCGAGGTGACCCACACAGGTGATGACGTGTTCGCCCGTCATATCGGTGCTGCGCAGAAGCGCGGCATCCGGATGGAGGACGAGGACGGTACCCCGCTGTGGGTAATGACCAAGGAACGGCACGACTCGCCCAACAAGATTGACCTTGCGATGGCCGGCGCCCTGTCCTGGCAGGCCCGACTGGACGTGCTCGCCGGCGGCGGGTGGCAGACGCCGAACCGACGGATGGTGGTGAGGGGCTGATGGCGGCCGAGGACGACACGCTGCGCGCCCTGATCCAGCTCCACGACCAGCAGCTGGAGAAGCTGCGCGAGTTCGACGCCTACTACGAGGGCGAGCAGCCGCTGTCGTACATGCACCCGGAGCTGGTGCAGCAGCTTGAGGGCCAGGTCCGCCAGGTGGTCATCAACTGGCCGCAGATGGTGGTTGACGCCCTGGAGGAGCGCCTCGACATCGAGGGGTTCCGCCGGCCCGACCAGGCCGAGGGCGACACCCAGCTGTGGGAGATCTGGCAGGACAACGACATGGACTCGGGCTCGCAGCGGGCCCACGTCGAGGCTCTGGCGCTCGGCCGGTCGTACGTCACGGTCGGCGCTCCGGATGCCTCGGATGACGCGCCGATCATCACCGACGAGTCGGCGCTGGACATGATCGCCGTGACGGATCCGCGGACCCGCCAGACTGCTGCGGCGGTGCGCCGCTGGTCGTCGGAGGGGGCGGAGCTCGGCGCGCGGTCGGCGGACCGGGCGACGCTGTACCTGCCGAACGCGACGGTGATCTACCGCAAGGACGGCACCGGCTGGGTCGAGATCCCGCAGATGCGGGACAGCCACAACCTCGGTGCGGTGCCGGTGGTGCCGATCGTGAACCGGGAGCGGCGTAAGCGGCCGCTCGGGGTGTCCGAGTTGAAGCTGGTCATCCCGCTGTCGGACGCCGCCTGCAAGATCGCTACGGACATGATGGTCGGCGCCAACTTCCACGCCCTGCCCCGCTACTACGCGGCCGGCGTGACGGAGGCGGACTTCACTGACGAGAACGGCAACCCGATCTCGGTGTGGAGGGCGATCACCGGTCGGATCTTCGCCACCGAGAACGAGCAGGCCAAGCTGGGTACGTTCGCCGCCTCGGACCTGTCGAACTTCCACAAGACCCTCGACGCCCTCGCCCAGCTGGTCGCCAGCCTGTGCGGGATGCCACCCCACTACCTGGGCTTCACCACCGACAACCCGGCCAGTGCCGACGCCATCCGGTCGAGTGAGGCCCGGCTGGTGAAGCGCGCCGAACGCAAGCAGGGCATGTTTGATGCCGGCTGGGAGCAGGTCATGCGCCTGGCCATGCGAGTGGAGACCGGCTCCTGGGACCCGGAGCTGCGCCGGCTGGAGACCGCGTGGCGGGACCCGGCGACACCGACGGTCGCGCAGGTAGCAGACGCGGCGACAAAGACCTACCAGGCCGGGATCGTGCCGCTGCGGTTCACCCGCCGTCGGCTGGGTTACCGCGATGCGGAGATCCGGCAGATGGAGGAGATGGACGCGCAGGACTCGGTCCTGCTGAAGGTTCCGACGGCGGACGAGCTGCTGCAGCTGCGCGACCCGCAGCCGACCCCGGCGGTTGCCGGTGCTGCCGCCTGAGGTGCTGCGGCTGGCCCGGCTGCACCGGGCCCGACAGCAGCACCTCGCAGCCGGCGCGGTGCAGCAGGTCCGACGACGGTGGGGGCTGCTCAACCCGGCGAACCTGGCCGCATCCTGGCAGGCGATCGCAGCCGCTGTGACTGCGGTCGTCACCGCCTACCAGGCTGAGGCGGCCCGCGGCGCGGACAGCTACGTCGCAGCCGCGGTGACGCTGACCGGCGCGACACCGAACCCTGCCGGGCAGGTGGTCACCGCCGCGCTTGCCGGGGTTGCTTCCGACGGGCGCGACCTTGCGGGGTTGCTCGGCTTTCCCGAGTTCGAGGTGGAAGCGTTCGTCGACCAGGGCATGCCGGCCGAGCAGGCGCTCCTGGTGGGCGGCCGGCATATGGACCGGATCGTTCAGACCCAGGTGCAGGACGCGGCCAGGGTGGCAACCGGCGTGGCGCAGGTCAACGACCGGCGGGTGCGCGGCTTCGTGCGGGTGCTCACCCCGCCGTCGTGTTCCCGGTGCGTGGTCCTGGCCGGCCAGTGGTACGCCTACAACCGAGGGTTCGAGCGGCACCCGCAGTGCGACTGCGTCCACATGCCGGCGGCCGAGGTGATCGAGCCGGAGTCGCCGCTGGCGGTGTTCAACTCAATGACCGACGCCGAGCTGAAGAAGGCCGGCTGGAACACCTCCGACGTGCGGGCCATCCGCGAGGACGGCGCCGACATCTACCAGGTGACCAACGCCCGCCGCGAGCTGAAGTCGGTGTCGATCGCCGGGCAGCCGCTCAAGGCGACCGATTTCGGGACGACACGTCGTGGCCTGGCCGGGAAGCGGCTGGGAGCCAGGCGTGGGCGGCAGGTCGTACGACTCACCCCGGAGTCGATCTACTCCGAGGCTCAGCGGCTCGGGTGGTCTCGCGACGAGACGATCCGTGTCCTGAAACTGCACGGCTACATCCTTTGACCTGCGGCGCGATGCCTCAGGCTGTCAAGAAGGTCGCGATGACCGTCAAGCACCTGCCCCGCAACCGCTGGTTCGACCTGGCCCGTCACGACGAGCCGACCGACCCACCCGCCAACCCTGCAGCGGACCCCCCGGCGGACCCGCCCAAGCCTGACGACGCCCTCGGCGATGCCGGGAAGAAGGCCCTCACGGAGGAGCGGGCAGCCCGCAAGGCAGCCGAGAAGCTGGCCGCCGAGCAGGCCGCGAAGCTCAAGGCGTTCGAGGACGCACAGAAGACTGAGGCGGAGAAGCTCGCCGAACGGGCGGACGCCGCCGAGAAGCGGGAGCAGGCCGCGACGGCCCGCGCCGTCAAGGCCGAGGTCAAAGCCCTGGCCGACGGGTTCGCCGACCGCGACGACGCCGTGCTGAACCTGGGTGACCTCGGCCAGTACGTCAAGGACGGCGACGTCGACACCGACGCCATCACTGAGGCCCTGTCCAAGGTGCTGGAACGCAAGCCGCACCTCAGCAAGACAACGGCCGGCCGCACCCCCGCCCCCGACCCCTCGCAGGGCCGCGGCGGAGAAACCGGGCCGGTCGACTTCACCAAGGCGAGCCAGGACGACTTCGCCGCGGAGCTGGGCAAATACGGGCTCCGCCCCCAGTCCTACTCGTGATCCGCATCCGCGCCCGGCTGGGTGACGGGCACACCTCGATCGAGGTGCACGACACGAGGAGCACGCCGAACAGGGGCGCGTGTGCGCCGCAGTTTCGGCGATCACCCACACCGCGCTGCTCGGGCTCCAGGAGATCGCCGAGCAGCACCCGGACATCGTGTCCATCGAGATCACGGAGAAGTAGATGACCATGTCGACCCGCCGCCGCTGGTTCCGGCTCGACCGCCACGACGTGCGGTCGACCCTGCCTGCCTCCATCCGCGCGATCATGCAGAACGGCATCCTGGACCGCACCTTCCGGGACGCGCTCGTTCCCCAGTTCCTCTTCCCCGCGATCGCCGACACCGAGCCCTGGCAGGGTGCCCTGGGTGACACCCGGACCTTCACCCGTAAGGGCCTGATCGCCCCGACCACCACGCCGCTGGCCGGCGCGGACATCTCCGGCGCCTCGACCTACTCGATCGAGCAGTGGTCCGTGACCATGGACCAGTACGGCCTGTCGGTCGACACCAACATGCTCCAGTCGTCGATGACGCTGGCCAGCAAGTTCCTGGCCGACGTGCAGACCCTCGGCATCTCCGCCGGCCAGTCCCTCAATCGGATCGCCCGCGACAAGATGTACCGGGCCTACGCCGGTGGCCGCACCTGGTGCACGGCCGGCGCGAGCACGGACACCACGATCGCCGTCGCGGACGTCGCCGGGTTCACCACCGTCCTGGTCAACGGCGTGCCGACGCCGGTGTCGGGCACGAACCCGCTCACCGTCAGCATCGCGGGCGTGGCCAACACGGTCACCGCCGCCAGCGTCGCCAGCGGTCCGGGCAACCTCACCCTCGGCACCACCCGGGTCGACGTCCTGGGCGACTACGTGGTGGCGGCCAACGCTCCCGTGTCGGTGCGGACCGCGGCACGCAACACCCCGTTCGACGCGCAGGCCGCCGACGTGGCCACCCTGGCCCTGTTCCGGGCGGCCGTGGTGCGGCTGCGGAAGATGAACGTCCCGACGATCGGCGGCTACTACACCGCGCACATCCCGCCGGACACTGAGGCTGAGCTGTTCGCTGACGCCGACTTCAAGCAGGCCCTGCAGGGCCGGGTGGATTCCCCGGTGTGGCGGGACCTGTCGATCGGCCGGTTCTCCGGCATCGACTGGGTTCGCAACAACGAGGTCCCCACTGTGGCCGGCGGTTCGGGCGGCGCCGTCACCGTGTTCCGGCCGATCGTGGTCGGTGCGGGGGTGGCCGTGGCCGCGCCGTTCGACGGCATCGGGTCGCTGCTCGGCGGCACCGGCGTGGAGGACGTGCCGTCCATCCGGATGATCCCGGCGGCCCCCTCGACCGAGGTGGCGCTGATCGTGCGGCCGCCGGCCGACCGGCTCCAGCAGGTCATCTCCACGTCGTGGTCGTACACCGGTGACTTCGGTGTGCCGTCCGACTCGGGCACCGGCGACGCGGCGCTGTTCAAGCGCGCCGTGGTCGTCGACCACGCCTGATGCCGGCAGTGCGGGTCACCCGCTCCTGCCGGGTGTACTTCAACTACGCCGTCGAGGCACTCGTCGAGGGCCAGGAGGTGCCGGCGGGCGAGTTCGCCGACTTCCTGCTCGCCGGCGACGCCCCGGTTGTCGTCCTGGACGACGGCACACCGGACGTTGACGGCGACGGGGTGCCGGATGGCACGGCGAAGGACGTCACGGACTGGGTCGGCGACGACCCGGACCGCGCCGTACTGGCGCTGGCGTTCGAGCAGGCGCGGGACAAGCCGCGCACCACACTGGTGGCCGCGCTGGAGAAGCTGATCCAGCCGCCACCGCCCATCGAGCCGACAGCCTGACGAACCGGGAGGCGAGATGACGGCGCTGGCAACACCGAGTCAGCCCGCCTCCCGCCTGCAGATGGACGTCGACACGTCCAGCGCGCAGGACGCGGTGGACCAGGCGACCGGCTTCGTCCGCTCGATCGGCCGGCAGCAGTACACCTTCGTCTCGCAGGAGACGCTGGTGCTGCGCGGCGGTGAGCGGGTGCTGACCCTGCCCGAACGGCCCCTGGTCGTCGACACGGGCCCGAACCTCCTGACCGTCGTCGAGGTCGGCGAGTTCGGCGGCATCGACGTCACGATGGTCGAGGACCGGGACTACTCCCGGGTCGGCAACGAGCTAACCCGCGGGTATCCGTGGTGGTGGGCATCGACGAGCCAGCGGCTCATGGGCTACCCGCGCGCGCGGCCTCTCGGGGTGTGGGCGCCGCGCGTGCGGGTCACCTACTCGCACGGCTACACCTCCGCCCCGGCCGACGTGGTGTCGATCGTGCTGGACGTCGCCGCGGTGCTCTACGACAACCCGACGGCGAAGCGGGCCTTCCAGATCGACGACTACTCCGAGACCAAGGCGTCCGAGCTGCTCGGGGCCGCGATGGTCCAGATGGTCGCCGACAAGCTCGGCGTGGCCGGCCGCCGCCGCCGCGCCTTCTCGATCCGCACTGCGTAAGGCTCAGCCGCGCGCATCGATCCTGACCGCCACCACAAGGAAGTGAGCCATGAAGGCTGGATATACCGCTGAGACCGGCGCGACTGTCGCGCTGGCCGCCGGCACCGCGAAGACTGTCCTGTCGGTGATCGCGCCGGCCCAGTTCGGCGTGGACCTGGTCGGCTTCCGGATTTCGTTCGACGGCGTGACGGCCGCGAACACGCCGGTGCCGATTGAGGTAGTCACGTTCACCACGGACGGCACCGGTACCTCCGGCACCGTCAACCAGGCGTACGGGCGCTCGATCACCGCCGGGTTCACCACGAAGTACAACTACACTGTCGAGCCGACCACGGCGACATCGATCGACACCTTCCGGCTGACGCCGAACGGCGGCACGATCGTCTACGACTACCCGCGCGACCGGACCCCGGACTGCGCGGTGTCGAACCTGTTCGCCCTGCGGCTGAACGCGGCCCAGATCGTCAACGTCACCGCCACGATGATCTTCGAGCGCTGCTGATGAGCTGGGGTTTGCCGGCAACCAAGAACGACATCGACTCCCGGGTCGGCAGCCTGATCGTCGCCGTCCGGGACGCCCTGGCCGCGTGCTCGCGGTTCAGCGACTTCCTCAGCGACACGACGATCTTCCCGAACGACGCGGCGCTGACGGCCCTCGGATACAGCCAGGCCGAGGTGACGTCGCTGCGGGCGGCGTTCACCGACCTGAAGTCGCTGTACAACGTGGCGCACGGCACCGCGAGTGTGGCCGCGCCGAACGACTTCTTCTTCAACGCGAAGCACGGCACCGGGACCGTCGTCTAACCGAAGGGCGGCGGCGCCGTGGTTGCCGATGTCGCCTCGATCGACCTGTATCAGGAGGACTCGGCCAGCCCGCTCACGGCGTCGAAGCCGGTCGCGTTCACCTCCGGTGACCGGCTGATCTTCTCGCTGACTGAGGACGGCGGGCTGCTCTCCGCGATCACCCTGCCGTCCGGCTGGACGCTGATCGGCACGGTCGACGCCAGCTCGCAGCGGGGGAAGGCCGCCTACCACGACTTCGCGGGCGGGGAGCCGGCCACCTGGGACTTTGCCTACGACGGCGGATCCTCAGTCTCCGGCGCCATGATCCGGATCACCGGCGCGAACCTGGCCACCGCGCCGGTCTGTGTCACTGCCTTCAGCAACGCGAACCTGTCGTCGATGGACTCCCCGACGGTCACCCCGTCGGGATCGAATGACCTGCTGATCTGCACGTACAGCAACTTCGGTGGCGGTACGGCGCTCAGCTACACGGTGCCGTCAGGGATGACCAACCTGGGCTCCGTGCAGGTCACCGGCAACCACCAGTGCTCGGCGTTCGCCAAGCAACTGCTGGTCACCGGCTCGGCGACGGGCGCGAAGACCTGGACGTCGCTGTCGCCCACCGGCGGCCCCGCCGGCACGTTCTCGATCGCGATCAAGTCGGCGACGGTTACCGCGAGCCAGTCGACGCAGCCGCTGGTCATCTCGCCGCCGCGCCCCGCCGTGCCGGTCGCC